TCCCTATGTTTGAGTTTTATCAAAACCTATTTCCGGAGGGCACAATGCCTCCGGGCACAATCGACATCAGAAACACCTATATCAAATATGGTATTTCCACTACAATTGACATGAAAGTGAGTGGTGCTAACGGCACCTATGAAGGAAAACGTAAGAACGCTTTTCTGGGCAACATGGCGTCCTTTTTAGGACGCTACGAAGGGATCATCATCCAAGATGCTGGCATCTACGACGGAATATCAAACGCCGTCATTGGACCTGATGGTACGCCTGAGTACGTACTGGCTGAAGAGCTCGTCCGCAAGCAGAATGCTTGGCGCAACGAGTTGTCTTCAGTGCGCAGTATGGTAGAAGAAAATATAAATCGAGTCAATTTAGTCGGAGTCATTTACAATATGCTCCGTCTCTATTACGCAAAGCAGTTGAGAGCAATGAAGTACAGAGGCGGTGCTAACTATTATGACAATGGTCATATTTCGATCACCAACGAGCAAGTTTTTGGTGTCGATGGTGAGTGTTTGCTTTGGGAATCTTTCCAGGTAATGGACGCTGACGTGAATCTTACTTACACTAAGACTCCGGCGGACGTTCAGGGTAGTGAAGTCTTTTACGACATCGGCAGTAACCCAAATCCTGTGATGCATACAATGATTCGCCATGCGCACGCGGAGTGGAAAAGTAATCAGGCATTCTTGCTGACGCACAGTAGTCCTCAGCTTTCAGAAAAAGTAGTCATAGTTGGTGGTCGCACTCCAGGACAAGTGCCTACCATAGACAATTTGAGAGCTTCAGAGATGAAGGCAGCCATCGGCGAGTTTGTGAGGAAAAACGCATGTTACAGAGACTTTGAACTGGCATATTCTATGTTGGTCAGTGTATTGACTAAACCAGTGCCAAGATCTGCGGAAGCCATTACTTGGCACAAAAACCCTATTCAAGTACGAATTCCAAGGCCTGCTTGGATCCGTGGGTTAGTGCCTGAGTTGTACATGGGTTCACAGTATTCCCGGGGTCCTGAGTGGCAAGACTGTTTCTATTCATGGTACAAGGCATCCATGAGTGCAGTCGTGCATAGTGTCGCCTTTATGGAAGCGGTTTATACTGAGATATTCCATCTTACTCGAGTGACAAGCTACGACGACATAGATAGAGACAGTTTCATGTCATATGCTACTAATTTGGCTGACTGTCCAAACGCGGGCATGATGGTAGATACGGTACTGACATGCATGCGATATGGTCGTGAATGTGACTTTAGATACAAGACGTCAGCTGGGGTTGACAGACTAGCTACAATTCCAGGGCTGCTTGACACTAAACAGTTAGTCAACGTTAAAGACCCTGCAGCAGCCGAGAGCTATGATCTGTCTGACATGGATGGCACAGCAGCAAAGCTTAACATTATGGCGTACGCACCAGTAACATACCCGTCATTGTCATATGGTGTCAATGACGATGGTTATTATATGAACGCCGACAGTGCGAGCGTGACTGTGAAACACAGGGTCAGGGATGGGAAAATGATATTCACTGACCCAGAGGAATTTTCGCAATACATGTCAATGATGCGACTATTTGGATACGATGTCATTGCCACAGACATCAACTCAGAGACCAAGATGCGTATCCACAACTGGGCAGACAACGCTTCGGGTCGATACATTTATGTGCACAATCCTGATGATATAGCGCCAAGATTCGAAATCAACTGGCGTGATATTAAAAAACGCTCTAACTCGTGGATGGAAATTCCGACTTTGTACGGTGACGTGACTTTCTCGTACAAGCTGGGAAAAAAGGCACTAACTTGGTTCAGCGGTGAAGAACGAATAGGATTCTGCTCAGAGCCCCTAGTAACTGTGAAGAGGACTGAATTCTTGCGGGCTGTCTCGCAACTATCACAGGCTAAGCCTTCAGTAAGAATCGTACCATTACACCGCAGGTCGGATTTTTTAGCAACAAAAATAAGTGTTCCGGCTTCACGCCCTGCACTGACTCCTGCATCATTGGACCTGGCGACTGGGCCATTAATTCAGACTGGAGTAATCGACCCCGATCCTGCTGCCGAAGCCATGGAGCCGGACATATAGCTTCGGACGTGACAGTGTGGCTCGACGAAACGGGCCTCCCGACCTATGACAATACCAAGGCTGTTTACAGTCTTGTAGGCACGGGATTTGCTTCAGCGGTATCTGACGCTTTCGCACGCCGTGAACTGAGGCGTGTGCATGGTGTACTTAAAACAGTTCTAACTATCTCTTTTGGTGTAAATGAATATTATTATGTTAAAATAACAAATGTGACATGTCACGACAAAAAAATAGTAAAAATAGTTGGTGCTACTATAGTTGGCAACATAAGACATGATTTTTCATACGAACAAGCAGGCTTGTGGTATGATAAGTACATGTCGGCGGTGATCCCAGTCTCTGGTGATTTCAAAGCAAGTTACTACTATAGCATTGACGACAAAAACGATCAAAAAATAACTCAGTTTCATCATACACACGTTCGTTTGCGAGACTTATTTTCGAACACTAACACTCATTTAAAAGGGGGGCGGGCAGTGCTTGCAGAAGCACTAGACAAGTACAATAGTATAGAAAGTACTCATGCGACTTTCTGGGTGTATTATGAGTCAGCCGATGAGAAGTCCAGGACTTATTTGATAAACTTAATCCTGAGACACGGTGGTATAGATCTTGCTAAGTTAAAGCAAGAAGGAGTGTGGGCGAAGCAAATGCAAGGCATGTCACACTTAGAGCTCAGTCAGCTCTTTGAGTTAAATGTACTTGTGAACAGGTTGGACACAGAAGTTGACTGGGCACAAGAGAAGCGGAACCGAGTTGAGCCCAAGCTCGCACAGGTCACACCAGATAAAGTGTATATGGCTTGTTTGAAACTATTTGGCGATGCAAAGATAGAAGGTAAGCGTGCTTTTAAGTATAAGTACGATGAGTACTGGAATCAAAGGGCCGTGTTAATGCCTAGCGGATCAGTCCATTCAGAGTACAGCAAAGATAAGTTACTTATTAAAGACTTAGACTACCGGTTGAGGTCTAAGAAAGGTTTCTTCTCGTCTCTTGATGGATTCAGTCATTCGTCATGGCTCCAGCGAGCACCAGAGATACATGCATATACTTCGACAAAGTATGAGTGGGGAAAGACACGCGCGCTGTATGGTTGTGACGTGACTTCACACTTTCACGCCGACTTTGCACTAAACAAATGTGAAGAGACCTTCCCTTCGTATGTACCAACGGGCTCAAGGGCTACGGCAGACTATGTGTCAGGAGTGGCAGTGAACATGAAGCATTTGATACCTTTTTGCTATGATTATGACGACTTCAACTCCCAACACAGTTTTGGCAACATGAAGGCAGTGTTGAGAGCGTGGTACACAGTGTACAAGGACAATTTAAGCGACGAGCAAATTCGTAGTTTGAAGTGGACTATACAGTCAATCAATTTACAGACAGTACATTGTAGTCAAACAGACGATGTTTATCGCACGGCAGGCACGCTATTTTCAGGGTGGCGTCTAACGTCATTCATGAACACTGCGTTGAACTTCGCGTATCTTGAGGCTTGTGGCATATCTAAACTACTGACATACTCTTTGCATAATGGTGATGACGTGCTAGGGGTTGCAACGAGCTTTGCACCAGTCTTGAGGCTATTACGAAATTCAGAAGATTTGGGAATCCGAGCGCAGATATCTAAAATGAACATTGGCACTATAGCAGAATTCTTGAGAATGGATTTCAATGCAAAGAAGCCGACTTGTAAGCAGTATTTGACGAGAGCATGTGCCACTTTCACTCATTCTAGGATTGAAAGCGGAAGCCCCAGGTCACAACGTGCTGTGTATGAGTCGTATACCGCTCGCAAAGAAGAAGTAATTGCACGCGGTGGGTCTGAATTCGTTGACAAACTATATAGATCACAGATGCAGTTCGCAACGAAGCTATTCGGGTCCGAGGACTTGACTAAGCAATACACTACTTACGACTTAGTGGCTGGCGGCAGATGTGACGACGGTCTAGTCAAAGATGACATCCTCGTCGATGAGATCATCGAAGAGGATGCAGAATTAGATGTGAAGATGCTGAATCCTGGCGTCAAGGCATTTGTCACTTATGTGTGTGAAAAGATGCCGACTATGCGTGGAAGCGCATCAATCAGGAGCATGGAGAAAACCATCATTAAATCATACAATATCAAGAGAGATAAGTTGGTCTTAGTCAAGTCTAGTAAGCAACGACTACAGATCGATAAATCTATCAAGAAGATATGGAGCAATTGTCTCCCAGTGGGCACTTTCGCTAAAGCGAGAATGTCTGCACCGGACTTGATTGTGGCTATGGCCGCAGCTAGTCCACGCCATGCAGAGGTCATCTCACGATCTCAAGACCCGTACAGGGCTGTCTCAATCATGGTATAAACTTACGTAATTAGCACTAGATGCTAAAAAAGTGGGCTGTGAGGACGGGTGGAACCCGGTACACTATCGATACTCCAGCCCCGCAACAGCAACCGTGAATAAC